CCTGTCGATAACACACCAGAGACAGGTCGACAAAGTCCGGATCAAGCAGAACATCCGTCACATCGAGAAACGGCATTATTCTTTCCTCACGACATACTGAATCGCTCTGAACAGGAATCCGCGGGCACGCAACGGCTTATCGCCTGGAATGGGAGGCTTCATTTCTCTGCGCTTCTTGATGGTTTTTTCAGATAGTGGGGTCAGACGATCGCCTGCCTCAATGACAGCCTTTGAGGCATCACGCGCAATCTGGCCTGCGGCTTCAAGATGCATCGACGCCACATCTGCCTTACCTTCAAGCGCAGACTGAGCGGCCAGCTTTAAACGCTCTGTCGTTTTATCCCGGGAATCCTCAATACCCATGTCCAGAAATGGCCTTGGCGGCAGAGTAACGGTCTCACCGTCTATCTCTACGGTTGCCCCGGTGGACTGGAGATACCCCAGCTCAGCGTTGCTCAGCGGCGCATCATCGCGCGGAGGACCTGCCGGGATACCAACCAGCACATCAGTGCCTGACAGCTGCTTCAGCGCATCCAGAACGCTGCTGTAATTGTCTTCCCGAATTGTGAGCCCGCTTTTCATTCCGGCGTCCCCAGTTGAACCGCACCGGCACCAAACATCATCAGGTATTCCCAGAACTCCGATCCGTAACGGGAGTTGTTCCAGAAACCGGCATTAGGGTCCAGGGTTGCGCTTGCGTCATAACTGGCTGAAACCTTATCCACTGATTTCGCGGTCTGTATGCCGCTATTTATGCCACCAGCAGTACCCACAGCTACACCACGCATATCGGCGGCGTAAAGGTACATGTAGTGCGCAACATACAGCCCGACGATGTAGGGAAAGATATCCACGCCAAAGCGCGACTCACTCAGCATGGCATCAGCAAGATTCAGTCGAGCCTGAATCATTGGCGTGGGGTACTTTGTATCGTCAGCGAACTGCGGAAAGGTTGCCCTGAACTGCTCAGGCGTCGGCAGACTTTGATTTCTTGCCATTATTGGTAGTCTCCGGCAATTGCGCTTCGAGTTCAGCAATACGCGCGTCTTTCTCGGCGATTTTTGCTTCCAGCTCAGCAATGCGCGGGTCTTCTGCGACCGCTGGCGCTTCGCCATCCGGAGAACAGTGCGCTTTTACGAACCAGTGATCAGCAACCGTGTCATCGACGTCGTGGAAGCCAACCGGGAAATGCTTTTGCTCTTTGCCGTCGTTGAAGTTAAACGGGGAGAGTACGTAAATCTTTTTCATTGCAAGTCCTCATGAGCGGCCCTTTCGGGCCGCCGCAGGTTAGATGCCGTCGACGTAGGCCAGAGTTTCCGGATAAACCGGCTCTACTGCACCCAGCTTGCCGTAATAGGTTACGAGCTGATACAGGCCGCGATACTGGATCGGCACGCTCATCAGCGGAACCATCGGGAAGCGAACGTATTTCTTGTCGTTGGTGTAGAACATCATGCGATCAGAGTTCGACACGCCACGACCTTTCGCCCATTTCACCGGACGGATGTTCAGAGGACGCCCGTTCTGGTGGTATGCGATGGTGTTGGTTTCCAGATAGGTCAGCAGGGACTGGTTACCAGCGCTGGATACGATGGTGCTTGCCAGCAGAGAGAACTGCTCCGGCGGGATCAGCATGTCCGTCGGTACCATGGAGTAAGCTGAGTTGGCCCACGCAGCACTCAACCCGGCATTAATGCTCGCCCGGATTTCGTCAGCGGTGGAGGTCGCCCAGGTCTTCGCGGCGTTGGTCGGCGTTACCTGCGTCAGGTTCAGCAGGCCTTTAACGTTCAGACCGGAATCGCCGATATAAACCTGCTCGTCCGTGTCCATGTTCCACTTCAGCTGCATGCCGTCGTACTTCTGCGTGTCGATCGGGCGACCAACCTGCGCAGCTGCCTGCAATTCAGGAACGGTCCAGCCAAGCTCCATACCCCACAGTGTGAGCGGGAAGCCAGTTTTTGCGATGTCGACGTTAAGTCCAGCCATCGCGGTCGCGGCTTTGCTAAGCCAGTTTTTACCGTTAGCATTCGGCGTACCGGCAGCAGCAAAAGTGGTGTTAGTGAACGAGCTGATCTCATCAGCAATAGACACGTCTTCACGCAACTGGATATCGCGCGACCAGGTGAAATTCACCAGCGGCAGATTCAGTGTCTGATCGAGACGCTCCAGCTCATGGACAAGAAAGGCACCAGTGCCGTCGACTGTCGCCTGGTCAAATGTCATTGGCATTTGCGATTTCCTTAAATATTGAAGGCCAGCTCAATGTTGCCGCTGGTGTCGCCAGGGCCATTGAAGTAAGCGTTAGTGATCTGGACGGTATTCGAGCCATCAGCGGCGGCAAGGAACGCGCCGAGAGGGCTTGAGGCGGATGGTGTGGCCACTCGCATGTAGACCGGGCCATGCAGAGCAACGCTGGATGCATCCGCGCCGATGTTTACCGTGACGTAACCACGTACCAGGCAATCGCCGGTGAAGTTTTTACCGCTGCCTACCTGCTGGACTTTATCCGGCTGGCTGGCGGTCGGATACGGACGAACATAAATGCCCACCAGCACCGACGCTGTATCGCTCGCAGCGATTGGCACAAATTTCCCGGAGGAAATCTTGCCGCCAAGGCCGTAAGCGGGGAAAAGGTTGGAGGAGTCCAGCAGTTGAGGTTCAACCGTCAGATCCTGCGGACGAGAAATTGCCCCGGCGATGCCCGCTGGCATCCGGTAAAGAAATGTATTACCCATTAGTTAGCCTCGTTTAGACCAGAATTCCTGCGCGGCCTGATTCATACCGGCAATGGTTTTAACAGTGGTGGCAGTCTGCGTTTGCAGGCTGTCGACGGTTTTGGTATTGCGGTTTTTCGCCAGCTCAGAAACAGCCGTGAAAGCCATATCTACCGTGGCTTTTTTCAGCTTGCTGATATCGGCATCACCGACAATAGAGCGAACCAGAGATTGATCGGCAGAGGCAAGCACCTGGCGCTTGAATGCTGTCGGCTTCGCCTTTTCTGGCAACTGGATGCCTGGCTGAATCAGATCGGCACGATAAGCGGCATCGCCGGTAACCTTACCCTCCTCTTCCTTTTTCTCCTCTTCATCCTCGGCATCGCCGGTACCAGGAGCAGCTGCCGCAGGCGTGAGTTTGGCCACCGCCTCAATCAGCGCCTTACCCCATGCAGGAATTTCTTCCTCACCATCGCCAGTACCAGGCAATGCCGGGCCGGGAAGCGGATTTTGCGGTGCAAGGTTGATGACCACTCCGCCGGGTGTCATAGAGGTCGATACATCGTTATCGCCCGTGACATCATCAGGCGGGTTATCAATGAGACTTGCCATTTCGGCAGCGTCCCCGGTTTTACGGGCCTTCAGGAGCCGGGTAAACCAGTTTTTAGTAGTGCTTGGCATAGAATCCCCTATTGCACAACGGAAACCGGCCCGCCCGTTAGGGACAAGGGCCAGATGGTTAGCGGTAATCGCAGATTGCTTTGCGAGACCAGGTGAAATCTGTTCGTAATCGGCGTCGTACCCGCAGCTGACCTCGTCATCACCATCATCAATGGCCTGCAGGGCTTCCGGGGTTTTGACGATGACATCAGCCAGCAGCAGATCGATTTTATCGTCCGTGCCACGTCGTACGTTCTGGATGTGCCCGTGAGCCAGCTGGCGCCAGTTATCAGGGGTAACAAAGATGATCTGCCCGTCAAAATCTCGCGGATGGCCGATAGTGACTGCCATTCCTTCGAATGACGCCATGGCTCGCTCGCTGAACACCTCTTCTGGCATCCGGCGTACGATGACCTTCCCTCTGTCGTTTGGGACAAGCTCAGGCCGCTCTGTGGCGTCGTACTCCTGCTCACCAGTCCTTGCGATCGGGACGTCCTTAAACAGGACAGACCCATCAGCAAGTTGAAAGCGGGTATTACCCAGGCGGGTTTTAAAGAAATATTTCATGGGTTACCTGCTGAATTGCGGGCATTGAAAAGGCCGCTCATTGGCGGCCTGTTATTTTACAGGGTCAGGTATTTGCACTTCCGACCAACACTTGCAGTTAGGCAGGCACCCGGCGTGTCCAGTCATGCCATCGAGCGTTGGCGGGCTATCCCAGCGCACAAACTTATCTTTCATTTTTCGGTGTGAGGGCCTGGTGCCTGCACCTTCAATGCGCCACCAGTATCCCTCTGATCCAACTGCCAGAGCCCGTGCCTGGGTCAGTGCGCCAGTTGCGCGCCCTATCTCTGTGCGGGCTATCATCCGCGCCCTGCTGGCCGCCACGTCACCGGATTGCATGATCATCTCGTAAAGCTGATCGGGGCGCTCACCATGGATGACAGCCTGTATCGCACGCTCCTGAATTTCCCTGACACGTCCGGCCGCCTCTAATGGCAGAGACTTCATGTAGCGAATCTGTCGGTAAACGATGTCTTGCGCCACCATGCCGACAGGAGTGTTACCAATCACGTCACGCAGACCAGCGGATATTTCTTCCGAAACAGAGCGCCACTGATTCCACTCTTCACGCTCCACCTGGGCAAACATCTTTCGACCGACCATTTCGGCCCAGTCGTCGATCACCCCGGAGTAGTCAACAAGCGATTTAGCAATGCTCTCAGCGCTTGCCTGTGAACCATCGTAGGAACCCGTGACGATTTGATTTATCTGGTCGACTATCGCCAGTAGGCTTTTCTGATACTGGACCTCCGATCGGCGGCGGAGGGCTGGTTTCAGATTCAGTCTCCTGCCACTGTTTCGCCGCATTCTGGATATCCTCATCGCTAATTGAAGCACCGATGCCGGTAACGTCAGACAGCTCGCGCAAATCAGTCAGAGCAGCAGCCGGCGACATGCCCAAATCACGCACCGCGGTTGCAAGAGCGGTAGTTGTGTTGGTTGCCACCGTGGAGCGATCGGTGTCGCTCATCTGCCACAGGGGGTTAAACTCAAAGGTGAAATCTTGCGGCAACGGCTCGCCAAACTCTGAGCGATGCAGTACATCGAATAACAGGCGGATGTGAGGCCGTAAATCTCGCTCCTGAAGCGCTCCCACGTCGTCGTAGTAGTTCGCGAGGTCAGCGTCACCGGTTGAAAAACCCTTCGGTGACTGGCGGAACAGACGGACAAGAGGAATGCCAACAGCACCCGCGATATCCTCTTTAAACTCGCTAAGCAGGTCAGACAGCCCTGCGAAAGAATAGGAATGTGTTTCAAATTCGTCCTCCGAATCAAACAGGGACATACCCTCGTTCGTCTGGTACTGGCGGACCATCTCCATATTCTTGATAAGCGCCTCAAACGCTTTACCGCCTGTGGCGATAATTTCACGCAGCTTTTTAATCTTTGCCGTTCGCAGATGTGCCTTGTAGGCAAGCTGGGCGGCGCCGACGCTGGTGCTATCGTAGGAAGTCAGGCGATCGAAGATGCGCTCGACAATGGACATCCCCCATTCGTTTTCGGTGATTTTCTGCTGATACGGCAGTTTCACACCATCCATGCGGATCAGGCGGCTGTGGTGAACAGTCCACGCAGGCAGCCCCTGCGCCGTTGTCACGATGTCATAGAATTCAGGCTTGCCGAGGTTAGGACCAAGTGCCTTAATGCGCCTGGTGAGCTGTGGGTTAATCATCCAGCGGTCAAGTACAGCCAGACCTTTAAAGCTGCCCTTGCCAACCTTATCCAGCACCAGCGGCGTCAGCGGTGCCTGACCTTCAATCAGAATCAGTGCCACCGCCCCGCCATACAGCCGGGACCATTTCAGCGTCTCGTTGATGCAATCCCAAAGCTGAAGCTCATCGAACCGTGATTCCAGAATGCCACGACGTTTCGGGTCAATCTCACTGGTGATCCGCACGCCCTTTTTGGTCATATCGTCCGCTTTCGAATCGACTGCGGCGCCAATAATCCAGGAGGAACGATAAGCCCACTCGATGAGCAGGCGGTTGCGGCTGGTATAGTTCGCCCTGTAGGTCGATGCGGCATGCTGATTAGGCTGCTGCATACCGACACGGGCAACAAAGTTATCGTACGAATCCGCCGTGGCGACTCGTCCTGTTTTCTTCGCCATGGTGACTATTCTCCGGCTTTTTTGGTACTCGTGGCGGATAGGATAATTTGTTAAAAAACGACCCGATTTAACATAATGACTGTTACCCGCACCAGCCGGATCCCTCCCATGATGAAATGTCCGCCAAAGGCTTATTTATCGGGGTTAAGTGGCTAAAAGCGCGTGAATAAAACATGCATAAACAGGGTCGAAAAATGAATAGCGTGAATTTTGCGTGAAACGGTTATTTCCAGGTATTTAGCTGTTTCCCAGCGCTTCCCAGATATCCATTGCCGTATCGGTTGGAGCAAACGCCATGATGAACGCGTCGGCCACGTTCGGCGATGGTACGTCACGCTTGGCGAGGTCTTTCTTGCTTTCCACCATCACGCGACCGTTTTTGTCAAAATCACGGTGCGGGGTGGTAAGTTCCAGCTTGAGCTTTTCCAGCAGCGGGCAGGATGAGTCAATGCTAATCAGCTCATCTACCGGGTACTGCTCGCCGTTCTTTACCGCGTTGAAGGTGTTACGGAAGCGATCCGCTACCAGCCACCAGGCTTGCGCTTTGAGGTTGGCGAAAAAATCCTTGTTCGGGATCCCACTATATTCGTAGTCCGGCTCATTCACACCAGCGCCTGCATTGAATCGCTGATAATTGATGCGGGATGCATTCATGTTTTCGCGCTTACGATCCTCATTAATTTCTGAGAATTTCGCGCCAGCAGATGCCCCAACGCCGATTGAGTCGTAGACGATATCAGCATCGCGCTCCAGTGCTGCCTGATACGTACGCTGGCAGCTCTTCAGCAATTCGTCTTCTTTCGCCTTCCACTCATCCGCCCAATACACGACGGAGCCGTGACGATAGACGTTAGCGCACTTATCGGCGCCGCTATCGGCGACGTCGAAGCCAATACGCTTACGCCCGCTTGGCTCGAAATTCAGGATTTTGTGGGCATCAACAGCCGCCTCAATCCATGACAGCTTGATAATGGCCGCATCATCATCCGACTCTGGCACGCCTTCGTAGACGTGCTTAAACCCATCCGGATCCCGGCGCTTAGCGGCTTCGATAACCTTCAGCATCGTGTCGGACAAAAAGGGGTTTTCATCGTAGTTGATTTTGCGTATCAGCGTATCTTCTGGCGGATCGACCACAAAGTTACGCCAAACGAAATCAGTCACCAGTCCGGGGTTAAAGATAAACCAGCACTCTGAGCCCTCTTTACGGATGGTAGGCTCCAGTATCTTCCACTGGTACTCCGTCAGCGCGTGGGCCTCTTCAAGCCACAGAACGCTGATACCTTCCAGAGACTTAATCTCTTCAATGTTGCGCCAGAGCCCATAAAACACGAATTCAGACCCGGTCACCCGGTTAATGATTTTGTTGTTCAGAATGCGGAAACGATGCCGCAGGCCAAAGCGGTCAATCTGAATTTTGAGCAGGGTATACACCGACTCTTCAATTTTGTTCTGGATCTGACGCGCACAACAAAAGCGCAGGCTGTATTTATTTGACAGGAATATGGCGATGCCAGCAGCATCCCATGACTTTGACGATGACCGGCCACCATAAAGCACTTTGTTACGCGCCTGCGTCGTCCAGAAGCTACGCAGGACCGGATTCAGCGTCGGTTTGGATGTCAGAGTAGAAGTCATTGAGGTCACGCTCTCCGTTGCCATCATCAATACCAGCATCACGGCGAAGACGATCGGCCTCCAGCGACACCTTATCAGTAGCAGCCTTGCGATAGTCTGTATCAGCAAATATTTTGCCTACCGTCGCAAGCGTGCCGACGATGGACTCAATACGAACGGTATTGCGCATCATCGCCTTCTCGGCGGCGCTGATATTTTCCATCAGCACCTTTCTTTCCTGGTCCCCTTCAGCATCATCCAGCTTGGTCAACCACCGGCCAATATTCTCTGCGGCGACAAGGTTGTTAGCCCGAAGGCGAAATAATTCGTCTTCGAGTGTCAACGCTTTCGCGTCTTCAATGACCTCATCTTTAAGCAGAAGACGGCGGGCATAACCACCGTGTTTTAACGCCTGCTGGTTGCCGGGTTGAAATGGGTTAGTCGGCGGATCGGTACGCACCCCGCGTATCGGTTTCGTATCTGGTGGAGGTTCGGCTTTTGGTTGCGTACGGCCAGAGCTGGCAGGCTTTTCGCTGGTACGCGCCTTACTCTTTTGCGTACCATTTTTGCGTACCTGCGTACTGGCCTTGCGTACCCAATCAAACTTTTTAGCCCTCTTCCTGATAGCCCCTTCAGTAACGCCGTATTTATCGCCTATATCACGGAGACTAAGGACTCCGGCCCGGTATGCCGATTCGATGGCCTCCCAGTCCGGTGTTGCCATAATTTTGTCCTCGCCTTGACATTATCGAGCCACCTCTGGAAGTGGCTCTGTAATGCCCATAAAAAAACCCGCCGCAGCGGGTTTGGGATAAAGAATACTCTCTAAACCAACTCACCAATGAATTTTGCACTTACCCTAAGCCGAGCTTGAGGAATTCCTTTAACGGCCCCTGATAAAAGGTAACCCCCCTGCACTTCTACAATGCTCATTTCCATCGTGTAGTCATTTACACCTTGAATGACATTCACCGCCTGAGGATTATGCTGAGAAACATGCAAATCTAATGTATCGCCCTGAATATGGCCTTGGTAAGTGAACCCGAAATCACCACCGTTGATGGCATTGTCTTTTACTACTACAGTGCCTTGTCCAACATCATGGTTATTGCTGCTGAAGGTTACGAAGTAAATACCGTTTTTCATGTCACACCTTATGTTGTAGCCAATCGGCAAAGGCATTATAGACACGCTACTTACGGGGAGAAAGATGGCATTTTAATAACTGCCGGATATGACTAATTTTTCCCTCTAAATATTTCAGACCGACGTATGTCGGCCTTATCCCGGTTGCACTGCCCCAGCGCTGATAGCAGACTGACGTTTAAATCAAGGCTCTGGCCCCACGTCATCTTGTCCGGTATATCAGGATAAGGCGTTTCAGCTGTCAGGCTGGAGGGTAGCGGCACTACCGGAACGGTGACGTAAACTGTCTTTGTATTGCTGCAACCGCTTAACTGCGCCAGCAGGAATACCAGCGGGAGCGCAATCATCATTCGCAACAGCCACTTTGATATCCGCCGCGGCTCCCGATGCGTCCAGTGCGATCTGCTCTTTGGCATTTTTGTTGGCCTCCGCGATGGAATTGAATATGGTCATGGTGGTAAGAACGTTGGCTGTGATGGCCTGAGTGCTGTTTACCTGCTGCTCGGCGCCATCGGCTCGGGTTTTCTGCTCAGCAGCAGCGTTGTGGTAATGCATTACCAGCCACCCAAGGCAAACCATCAGGCAGATCACAACAGCGCTGATAATGGCTGCTAATCGGCTCATTCATCTATCCCCCAACATGCCAGTGCGCTTTCCTGATCACGACGAGAGACCTGGCCGTAACAATTGTTCGAACGCACGCGGCAATCTTTTCCGCCATCAAAAATCCACCGGCGAATTTCAGCGCAGGCGCCTTTCCGGTCACCGGCATTCAGCTTGCGGTAGAAGGTGGAAGGAAAGCATTTACCGGGCCCGATGTTATAGGGGCAGAAACTGGCAATCCCGACCTTTTGAGGGGGTGTCAGAGGAACACGCACATTCTGATCTACCCATGCCAGCGCCTTATTGCGCTCGACGGCATTAACCTGATCGCATTTGGCCTGGGTTAACTTCATTCCCTGGGTTACAGGTCTTCCATCTACCTGGGTAACTCCACGACATATCGTCCATATGCCGGCGCCATCGCGGTATGACGTGAGGCTTTTGCCCTCTTTCTCATTCAGGAACTGGTCCATAAGAACGGGAGCTGAAGCGCCAGCAGCGATAAGCGCCAGCATGGCCGAACTGAGTTTCGTTTTCAGGTTAGCCATCGCTATTCATCCTGCGGTGGCGGGCCACCATAGCCACGATCGAGGGATTGCTGATACATCTTCGTCCAGCGGCGCTTAAAGTAGAGATTGGTCAGATAAGTCGCTACACCGATTATCACGCCACTGGCCAGGGCAATAAAATTCCAGTCAAGGCCATGAAACCAGTCATAGGTCCTTGCCAGCCCGGTGCATATCAGGCCGCCTGACGAGCAGTACGAGGCCGCCGAAAAGATTTTGTCAGGCATTTTCATAGTCTCCACCTCCGATAATGTTCGGGGTGCTATCTGTAGTCAGTAAAAGGTTCAGGGCCGTCGGGCTGGATTTAACAACGAAGCGTGTCGATGATGATTCCCGTGAGCCTGAAATGAAAAAGGCCACGCAAATGCGCAGCCTGTAATTGTCGCGGGTAAAATTTAATTGTCGCTCGTTGGACGCTAACCCGCTTTTGACAACGCGCCCATCCAGAGCGCGGCCTCAATGGAGGTCTTCCAGTCGGCCAACTTTTCAGTCGCCAGAAACAAAAAACCCCGCCGAAGCGAGGTTTCATGTTTTAATTTCGTACGGGCGTTATATCCCACGATTGAAAGCATACTAGACACTTTTATGCAAAGTCAATACTATCATGCAAAAAATAGCCGATATTTGTTCCGATCATATTAATAACTTGTCGCTTTCTCAAATTCTACTGCAGCCTGACGCTCCCCCTGACGCAGCATGTCCACCAGCCCCTCATAGAACGGTTTCCAGTTGCGTGACCACGAAGACTGATGGAGATCCGGGAGACGCTTCAGAATGGCGCGGTGAACCGTCGCTGAGGGTACAACAGAGAAGCCATTTCCAGAGCAGCGCTCACATGTTTTGAAAACCGGTGCGCCAAGTTCTTTGGTCGCTTTGCGATCTAACACCTCCCCTTTACCACCACACCTGCATCGCGCATGGATCACTTTCTTTCCTCCACACACTCCACAGACCCTTTTCACCAGTTCATTTCTAATCTTTGGGGCCTTCACCTCGACACCGTCTGCATCGAAAATACCAGGGTGCTTAATTACATCTTCATGGCTGGAAATAAAGCCGGTTCCGCTGCAGCTGTGACACGTTGCGCTGGTGGCCGCCGAACGTGAGTACTCCGCAAAAGCAAATTGTGCCAGCGTCAACATGCAGGTGCCGAGCTTGTCACCGGCGGCTTTGCGGACATTTTTAGGAGCGTTTTTGATGGCAAACTGCGCCAGCGCCTGAATTGCAAGCTGTTCATCCGTTTTGCTGATACCAGCCTTTCCGAAGAAAGCGGCCAGGCCGAAGCGTGCCCTGCTGCTGGTCACACCGATCCCGGTCATAATGTCTGTGCCATTCAGGCGATTCGGGGATGTGCTTTTCGCGTCGTCGGTGATATGCATGCCCTGAGGGCTAAAGTGTTTGAGGGAGGCTTCCAGTTTCATTCTTCGCACTCCCCGACCAGGTTCAAAATAATGCGATCAAACAGCGAATCCCGTTCCTCAAAATAGTCACATGCCAGTAACCACTTGCAGACTGTTAATGCTTCAGCCCGGGTAACTGGTTTCATGGCGCACAAAAGGTCAGTGAGCCACCCGCGCCGATCCCAGATAATCTGGACGTAGCCATCGCCATTTTGTGTTTTATACCTGTGACGAAGTACGGATTCCCAGTAATCCCATTCAATGGTTACATCGCTTAATGTCCAGGGAGAGAGGAGGATGTTTTTAAAACCTTTAATTTCTCTTACGCGAAGTTCTTCCGCCTCACGACTTAAGTTTTTTTCATCGGCCCAGTTTGCATAAATATGACTGAAGCGCTCCATAACAAGGCGCTCAGCATCAGTAATTTTCTCAGGCGAAAAGTCCTGTTCGATGGTGAAGAATTGGTTATGTTGCAGATTGTTATTGTTCATCATGCTGCCACCTTTTTATAGAAAACTTGTTCACGAACCTGATCGCCGTTCATAAGCATATCATTGAAATCTCCGTTATCCGGCCAGCGTATGCTGACTTTCACCAGGTCGTTTTTCGCCAGCAGGTTTGCGTGGGCGCACTCGAACGCCGCGGCATGTCCAGTTGCAGAGTGCTTGTCCATGTCGGCAAAAATAATCAGATGCTTCACACCTGCCGGGACCCGGAATTTCTTCATAAACCCGCTGTTGATTACCGCCCAGGTGTTGACGCCATAAACCTGATAACAGGAGAGTGCTGTTTCGATACCTTCGGCAATGCCGATCGTCGTTGATACCGGAAACATGCGAATGGCCACAGAGCGGGCGTGATCCAGATAGCTGTCCTCTTGAAGCGACTTAAGACGTTTGGCGCTATCAATATCTGCCTTCCTGTCGCCGTCCAGCAGCGTCTGGTGCAGGTAACAAAGCTCAGCTTTGTCATCGGTAGCCAGGGCATACAGAGCTTGATAAACGCGCCCCGCATGGCGTTGGCGGTCACAAAAACGGATGCCTTCTGCCGGCAGGCGACTTATCCCACGTTGAAGAAGGTAACCAGCCGCGCTAGTTCCCCGTAAATCGAGCAACTTGGAAAACTTACTGATGACTCGCTGGCGCTGCCGCGCCGCCGAACTGTTAGAAGGCACGTTGATGCGCTGATAGTTATTCCCGATGAGCTGGTCCACTTCTGCGCAGATGGCGGAAAAGCTTTTTGACTGGGTCAGGGTCAGCAGCTTCATCCCGTCACCGCTACCGCATACACAGATCCATGTACCCTGACCGTCACGGTCATCAACGCGATACTTCCCCCGCGCCTTACAGACCGGACATTCTCCCTTGTAATGGTTTTTCCCGGTGATAGGCGGCAGCCCGTAATATTCAAAAATTTCTGACCACCGGCCTTTTGCTGCTTCTGCTGTTTTCATATCACTGACTCGCACTATTTACGTTTTTCTGGAGTTTTCGTTTTGCTTCGATAATTAATTGCCCGTCGCTGCCCTCAGGAGGCTCATAGTTGATACT